ATGAAACATGTCATCTTGTGTAGAGGTATCTCCGATAGTTGTTTCTGTTCCAAAAAATACTAAGTGTCTATCAGGGGTGGATACCAACATATGTCTTGATGCGGTAGGAGCACCAGTTATAATTGTTGCTCTATTTGATGTTGCATTTGATGCTGCAGAGTTCCACTCAAAAACAGCACTGTCATGAATTAAACAAATAGCTTTATTACCAAAATTATCTAGTGACCACATGCCTGGTTCTAAAACTAAATCACCAGATGCAGCTTCACCCCAAGCCACAAAATCGGTTGTATTAGTTACAGTATCTCCACCGTTGTGAGCTGTAGCTGTTGTTCCTCTAACACCTCTTGTAACTCCTGTTAATTCATTTGAAGCACTAATGCCTGTATAAGATATTTCTTCATTATTTATTTTTATAAAGTTAGTTCCAGAACTTGGGAATTGAGATGCATCTGTTAGTATAATTCCAGTTGTAGCACCACTAAGTATACCACTTGTAATGGTCGTTGTAGCTACTCCTGCAACTTGACCTCCCCAAGACCCTAACGACCAACCAAAACCTTTTGCTTGTACAGCTGGACCCACAGGATAATAATGTTGCACTCTTATACCACCAGATGTCGTCGCACCTGATCCAGATTCATTTGAGGGCATGGTAATTGTAAGTGTTGTAGTATTAGGAACGGATGTTACCATAAATTTTTTATCGTTAAAATCTGAAGCTGCAAAATTAGAATTAGTTATCGTAGAAAAATTATCTAATAAAATTATATCGTTTTCATTAATATTATGAGAACCACTAAAAGTTATTGTTACAGTCGGTGATCCGTTAGTCGTGGTGAACGCGCTCGTTAAAGTAGTTGTAGATTTAATAGGATGTATGTCATAGAAGACACCACCAGAAAATGCATATAAAATTCTGTTTGTTCCAATAATTGCGTATTTTCTACCTAGTGTATTAACAAAATGATGAAGTCCACGGCCTGCACCTGTAAGTGCATCACCTCCTAATTGTTTCCAACCACCAATTTTTTCAGGTGTTCCATAACGAAATCTAACGTTATCACAATCAATCCACTGACCTTCTGCTCCAGTGGCTGTAATTTGTTTGTTTATACCTGGCTGAAAACCTATTTTTTGTAGCATATAACCTCATTATATATTAAAAGGCCCAGCTTACAAACGAGTATCGTGTGCCTTTTGTCGTCTCCTTAACTTCATGTGGGTACATAAAATTAGAAGGAAACAGTAGTATATCACCCGTTTTTAACTTAATTTCCTCTCCTCTGCAATAGAATTCAGAGCCTTCGTAGTCTTCATTTAGGTTAGCTACAATAGATACTATGGGCACTCCTTTCATTTGACCATCAAATATACTGTGTATGTGATCATAGTGTTCTCTCATCATAGTCCCCACTTGATATCTGTTAAAACGTATGGGACTGAATTTACTGAGCCATGGTCCTTGAGTCTTTTCTCCTGGCCAACTGTGCTTCTCTTGATATTTATTTAAAGCCTCTATAAGAAAAGGTGTAATCTTTGCTTGTTGTTCTTTTGTGCAAGCCATAACATCTAATTCTTTTGTGGGCTCTGATTCAAAAGTTCCTTTAGCATAATTATTCCATTTATGTTTTTCCCATATCTTTGTGTTGCATTCATCTACTAATGCCTCACATAGTTCTTTTGGTATTTTGTTTACTACCATTATGTAATCTTTAATTGTGCTCATTCATCATCCTCCTTATATCTAAATGTGTTAAAGCTTGTTCTGATCCTAATGCATCTATACTAAATGTATTAAAAGATATACTAATTCTATCTTCATCTCCTTGGTTTATAGGCACACTATGTTTTAGTGATGATGGAAATAATATTAGCTCACCTGGTTTACATGGCAGCATAAAAGATTCTGAATTTACGTGATTATATTTTACAGGATCTAATTTAACACCATCTTGATTTGTTTTTGCAAATTGTATTGGTGGTAGTTTTTCGTTTATTTGAAAATACATTACACCAGATATAATACTATTTGGATGCACATGTTCATGATGTCTAGATCCTTTTGGATTTCTATTTGCCCAACACTGTGTAATTACTAATCTTTGTTTTGAATTTAAAACATTTGTCGTAAATTTATTCACAGATTCTCCTAAAAAATTTTTTATATTTTTTAATTTTTCTTGACGTAATAAATATGAATCATCTGATCTATAATTACCATTACCTGTTTGTTGACGATAACTAAGAGTTTTTAAATATGCTAACTCTTCATCAATTGGTTCTTTGTATGGTACAATTAATAAAGGCGTTGGAAACAATTGCAATAATTCTTCTTTCATGTTGTAGGATAATACTATATTTTATTAAGCTTGTAAACCACCATGTGAGTCTGAAGTTCCTACAAGACCTCTTCTAGCTGATGTTATATCTCCAAAATCTGCTGCATCACCTGTGCTAGCTATTGTAATAAAATCAATTACATTACTGTCTGAAGGAGCCTGACCACCTGCAAATACACCAGTTATACTATCTGACCCTGTAGCCATGTTTTGTCTAACAGCTGTTAAGTCTCCAAAATCTGTTGTACCACTTGTAGAAGCAATAGTTATATATTCAATAATATTGAGTATTGAAGGCGTTCCTAAATCTCCTCCACCAATTATTCCTCTTGTTGAAGAAGATAGACCTCCAGCTTCTGTTCTAACCGCACTTAAATCTCCAAAATCTGTCACGTTACTAGTTGAAGCTATTGTAATATATTCCATAATGTTCACATTAGCAGGTCCGCTTGTTCCACCTGCAAAAACTCCTCTAGTATTACTAGTCATACCCGCCATACTTTGACGACCTGCACTTAAATCTCCAAAGTCAGTGGCGTTTCCTGTTGTAGCAATTGTAATATATTGTATTACATTATCCTGTGCGTTACCGCTTTTTTCATGGCCTCCTGCAAAAATTCCTCTTGTTGTATTTCCAACATTTCCTGATTGAGGATCATATCTTTCACCTATTAAATCACCAAAATCAGAATCATTACCTTGCGAAACAAACTCGACAGATCTAATTGCATTTGTGTAATCAGACGAATATCCTCCAGCGGATAAAGAACGAGTTAAACTAGACGCACTGCTCATAGATCTCATGCCCGTTGCTAAAGTTCCAAAGCTAGATGAATTACCTTTAGTCTTTATCATAGTCATATCTATAGAAGTTGACACTGAAGGGTTTTGACCTCCAGTAAATAAAGCTCTTCCTGATCCAGGCATATAGGTTACTGATGGTCTTTGGAAATTATCTAATTTTAGTCCACCATGTCCGTTAGAACCACCACTAATTTTAAATCCTAAATTTCCAGTTGTATCGCCAAAATCTGTTGCATTACCTGTTGTAGCTATTGTCACAAAATCTATAACATCTGTGCTTGGTCCAGGTGCTGGATTTTGTTGACCAGCAAAAAAACAAACTCTATTGCTATTACCTGCAGCTGACATTGTTATTCTATTTACTGTTAAATCACCAAAATCTTGCGAATTTCCTGTAGAAGCTATTGTTACAAAATTTATGATTGATATATTACTTGGATTACCACCTCCACCAAAAACACCTCTAGTTTCAGAACTTGAAGCACCAAAATAATTAAAATTTGTGGTTGTACCAATATCTCCAAAATCTGTTGCATTGCCAAAACTTGCAAAATCTATAAAATCTATAACATTTGTTGGAGCACCACCTCCTGCAAAAACAGCTCTTGTTGGACTTGACATCCCACCTGCACCAAATCTTGCTACAGTTAAATCTCCAAAATCAACAGCATCTCCTAATGTTGAAAAACCTATTCTATCAATTACGTTAGAATTTGAAGGTGTTCTACCCCCAGCAAATACTGCCATATTACCATTACTTGCACCAAAAAGCATTTGTCTACCAGCAGTTAAATTGCCAAAATCAGAAAAATTTCCTGAATGTGAAATTTCTTTATAACTTATAGCATTACTAAAAGATGGTTGATTACCACCGCCATGTACAATTCTTGTTATGCTACCAGCCACACCGCCACCATTATAATCGCTAGTATTTAAATCACCATAAGCAGCTGCATTACCTGTTGTTGATATTTGAATTTTGTTAAAAGTAGCACTAATGCTATCACTGGAAACACCAATGTCTCCTCTAGACCAGTTATCATCTCTTATTTTTTTATAAACTTCTTTTACATCCCAAATTTTTCCTGAATTAGACATTATTGTAAACCTCCGTGACCATCACTAGCACTTCCACCCTCTATCATAGCTGTAACCAAATCTCCATAATCACTTGCATCACCGGTTGAAGAAATAGTTATATAATCAATAACATTAGTTGCGCCTGGAGAACGTCCACCCATGTAGACTCCTCTAGTAGAACTAGACGTACCACCATTATTACTTCTTGCAACCGTTAAATCACCAAAGTCTGTCATGTTACCTGTTGAAGCTACTGTTATATATTCCATTATATTTTCTTTAGTTGCACTAACTGCTCCTTGATCTGCAGGTGCGTTTACTCCTCCACCCACAACACTTCTTACTCCATTACCAACCATGGCTCTTACATCACGAGCAGTGGATAAATCTCCAAAGTCTGTAGCATTACCTGTACTAGCTATACTCCAATAATCTATAATATTTCTAGCTCTTGTTGTTTGAGGAG